TGGGACAACGGCGTGAACAAGGACGCAACTGAAGCTGCGGTGCAGTCGCTGATCGACAACCAGATCAACCCGCCCGTCGTGCAATTGCCGCTGCCATGGTCATCCGCCCCGCAAACGGCCTGATTGGCTGGACCCTTCGTCGCACAGGCTTCGCGGGAGTTACGCTCCCGTGGGGCATCTACATCTTGCCCGAGCGCTTGCAAGACGAACGGCTCATCAAGCATGAACGCGAACACGCACGGCAGATTGAAGAGCACGGTGTGATCGGGTTCTACGCACGGTATCTGTGGTTCACCCTCCGCCACGGATACCGTAATAACCCCCTGGAGGAACAAGCCCGAAAGGCAGAAGACAAATGAACGAACCCAAGATCACCCTTACCGATCTGTCTGTCAACGACATGAACGTGCTGCTCGCCGGTTTGGGCAAGCTGCCGCTGGACGCTGCGTACCCTGTGTTCATGAAGGTCAAGGCGCAAGCTGAAGCGCAGATCACAGCACCCGAGCCCGCTGGCCTGAGCGACTGATCATGGCTTGGTCAGACGTACTGAAAGCGATCATCCCCATCGTGGTGGCCTGTATCGCATGGCTGCTGGGGCAAGTGAATTCTTTCTCTGAGCGTCTGACCAAGATCGAAGGCAGCATGCCTGCGCTCATCACCTCTACCGGCGTACCAACCGACAGCCCTATATCTGCCGAGAAACGCGCCATGCTCAAAGAGCAGTTGATGAACCACATCAACGAGCTTCAGGTCAAGGTCAGGTTGCTTGAAGAGCGCGAACGTATCAAAGGAGCCAAGTGATGTTTGAGTCGCTGATCGGTGGTCTGTTTGGCGGTTTGCTTCGCCTCGCGCCAGAGGTGTTTAAGCTCTTTGATAAGAAGAATGAACGGGCGCATGAGCTTCGCATGGTGGAAGCCGAGATGGAGTTTGCCAAGATCCGGGGTGAGATCGCCATGCGGCAGGTCGAAGCGCAGATGACGATGGCCGAGATGGACACGATGGCTCAGGCGTTCAAGGAGCAGTCCGAGACCGCCAAGAATGCCGGGTGGTTTGTCTCTGCAATCTCAGCGCTGGTGCGCCCGATGGTCACTTACGCCTTCCTGGCTCTGTACGCCTCTGTGAAGATTGCTGCTTTCCTGATTGCCATAGAACAGAACGGCAACTGGAAGGAGGTCTTGGTCACGATGTGGGGCGCAGACGATCTCGCTGTCTTCAACATGATCATCTCCTTCTGGTTTGTCGGACGGGTGTATGAGCGGTCCAGCAAGTGAGGCGATAGACATCGCCGCTGCTCTGTGCCGCCCTTTTGAAGGGCTAAGGCTGAAGCCGTATATCTGCCCAGCGGGCTACCCCACGATTGGCTATGGAACCGTTTTCAAGCCTGACGGCACCAAAGTGACGATGGAGCACCCCGAGATCACCAAGGAGGTCGCGGATGAGTGGTTGCTGTCTGAGCTACAAACGAACTATCTGGCGGGGGTTTTGAAGGCTTCGCCGGGGTTGCTTGCGTTTCCAAAGGCCCTTGGGGCTATGACCGACTTTGCTTACAATCTTGGCGTGGCCCGGTATCGCGGCAGCACCCTGCGGCGCAAGATTGACGAGCAGGACTGGGACGGTGCCAAGGAGCAACTGGCTCTGTGGGTACGCGGTGGTGGACGAGTGTTGCCGGGACTCGTCAGGCGCCGCGCTGCGGAATCCGCCTTGTTGCCTTTGTGAAGCGTATGCGCTATAATTCACGCCAAGGTAGAAGCGCGCTGCACCAGCGGCTGCTGAAGAACATTCGGGAGCCCAGCGCATGAGCTACACCATGACCTACGACAGCTTGCTGGTCGACGTGCGTCGCTACCTGGAGCGTGGGTTCACCGCAGAAAGCGATCAGCTCGTCTACGAGCAGTTGCCCCGGCTCATCACGCTGGGCGAGCGGCGCTGCGCCCGTGAGCTGAAGGTTCAGGGTTTCATTCGGGCGGTGCAAACCCCGCTGCAAGCCGACGTGGCCGTCTACCTGAAGCCCGACCGCTGGCGCGACACGGTCAGCATGACCGTGGACGGGAGACCAATCCAGGCCCGCTCGTACGAGTACTGCCGCGGCTACTGGCCGGATGAGGCCGAGACGGGCACGCCCGAGTTCTACGCCGACTACGACTATCAGCACTGGCTGCTTGCGCCGACGCCGGCCACGGCGCAGACGCTGGAGGTCTTGTACTACGAGCAGCCCGCGCTGCTCGGCGACGACTCGCAAAGCAACTGGCTCACCGAGTACGCGCCGGACGTGTTGCTGTACGCGGTGTTGTTGGAGGCGTCACCTTTCCTGAAAAACGACCAACGCATCGCCACGTGGCAGGCGATGTACGACCGCGCCGCGCAGGCGCTCAGCGGCGAGGACCTCAAGCGCATACTGGACCGCGCCGCCCAGCGGAGTGAAGCCTGACCATGCCTACTTACACCGACGTCTTCGGCGGCGCCAACATCTACCCGAGCGAGATCACGTACAGCGCGGTGGCGCTGAGCGCGGACATTGTGCTCAGCTGGCCGGAGGAAACCTCCACCAACACCAACCTCGCCACCCGCATCATGGACGTGACCCCGTCCGGCGCGGGGTTCAGCGTCTACCTGCCCGAGGCGAACAAGACCGCCACCGGCAACACGGTCTTGTTCAACAACCGGGGCGGCTCCAGCTTCACGGTGCGCAACTCCACCGGCACGCAGGTGGCGGTGGTCGATTCCGGCGAGCTGTGGCAGGTGTACTTGGCCTCCAACACCACGGCCGCGGGCACGTGGCGGGCGTTGGCTTACGGGGTGGGCACGTCCACGGTGGATGCGTCCTCGCTGGCCGGCACGGGCATCGTCGCCGTGGGCACGCTGCTGTCGCAGTCGGTGCCGGTGAGCGGCTTCAACAGCAACTACTCCGCAGGCGTCAACGACCGTGCGGAAATGTTCCTTTGGACCGGCGCAGGCGGCACGCTCACGCTGCCGTCACCGGCCACGGTAGGGAACAACTGGTTCTGCTACCTGCGCAACGCGGGTTCTGGCGCCGTGGTGGCAGACCCGTCCGGCGCCGCCACCATCAATGGGCTCTCCACGTTGAGCTTTCAGCCGGGCGACTCGGCCATTATCGCCACCGACGGCACCAGCTACTACACGATCGGCTTCGGCCAGCAAGCGATCTTCGCCTTCGACTACACCTCGGTCAGCGTGGCGGGCACCGGCAACTACACGCTGGCCGGCGCCGAACTGAACCGCATCGCTTACTCATTCACCGGGGTGCTGACCGGCAATCGCAACGTGATTGTGCCCGCCACTGTGCAGCAGTACTGGGTCGGCAACGACACCACCGGCGCCTACACGCTGGAGGTGAAGACCTCGGCCGGCACGGGCGTGTTCGTGTCTCAGGGCGAGCGGGCGATTCTGTTCTGCGACGGCACCAACGTGCTCAGCGCAAGCACCCAAGGCGTCTCGCTGCCGCTCACGGTGGCGCAAGGCGGCACCAGCGCCACCACCGCCTCCAGCGCGCGCATCAACCTGGGCGGCACGTCCACCGGAATTGCGGTGTTCACCGCGGCGGACCAAGCCGCCGCCTACGCGGCTCTAGGCGTCGCGCCCGCAGGCGTGGTCATGGGCGGAGCGTTCTGAGACCATGCCCGGCGACAACAAAACCATCGTGCTCCGGTCCACCCCGGGCATCAAGCGCGACGGCACCAAGTACGAAGGCGACTTCTACGTCGACGGCCGCTGGGTGCGGTTTCAGCGCGGGCTGCCGCGCAAGATCGGCGGCTACCGCTCGATCAGCAAGTACCTGACCGAGATCAGCCGTGGGTTCACCACGTTCACGCAGCAGCTGCTGCAGTACTGCCACTCGGGCAGCGCCACGCGGCTTGAGCGGTTCACAATCGACGCCAGCAAGAACAGCTCCATCATCAGCAACCGCACCCCCGCCGCGCTGACCGCCTCGGCCCAAAACCGCTGGATGTTTCAGTACATGTACGATAGTTCGTCAACGCTAAACTCGCTCATCGCTCACGTGGCGCCGAACGCGGCTTGTTTGTGCAATGACGTGGGCGGGCAGATCTTCATCGGTGACCTGCTGGGCACCAGTGCGTTGACGCAGATCACGCTGCCCGCGGGGGCCAACGCCACCGGGGGTGTTGTGGTGCTGCACCCGTACTTGTTCTACTACGGCACGGCCGGCGTCCTCGGGCACTCGGTGGCCGGCGAGCCGACCGACCTGACCGGCGCGGGCAGCGGCATCGCCCGCCCCTGGGGCCAGAAAATCGTGAAGGGCATGCCGCTGCGCGCGGGGGCGGGCTCGGCGCCTGCGGGTTTGTTCTGGGCGTTTGACGCGGTGATTCGGGCGACGTTTTCGGGCGGCGCCACCGTGTTCCAGTACGACGTGATCGCCACCGACACGTCGATTCTGTCGGCGGACTGCGTAGTGGACTACGACGGCGTGTTCTACTGGGCCGGGGTGGACCGGTTCTTGATGTTCAATGGGGTGGTGCGGGATGTGCCCAACTCGCTGAACTTGAACTACTTCTACGACGGGTTGAACCCCACCCAGCACAGCAAGGTGTTCGCTTTCAAGGTTCCGCGGTACGGCGAGATCTGGTGGTGCTACCCGCGCGACGAAGCCACCGAGTGCACCCACGCCGTCATCTACAACGTGCGCGAGAACACCTGGTACGACACCGAGCTGCCCGCGTCGCTGCGATCGGCGGGGGCGTTCAACAATGCGTTCGCCGCGCCGCTGCTCACCGACGCGGTGCCCACCGCCAACGGCTACCGCGTCTGGATCCACGAGCAAGGCGCTGACCAGATCGACGGCCAGAGCATCGAGCCGATTCAGTCGTACTTTGAGACCGCTGACCTGTCCACGCTGCCCGCGGGCGACCCCGCGGCGCTGCGCATCGCGGCGATCGAGCCCGACTTTGTGCAGTCGGGACCTATGAGCGTGCAAATTACCGGCCGCGCCAACGCCCGCGCTCCTGAGGTGACGAGCACCGCCATCACGTTCCCCGCCTCCGCCGCGCAGCCCTACGAACAGATCGTGATGCTCAAGGAGCAGCGTCGCGAGCTGCGGGTGCGCTTCGAGAGCTACGCCGTAGGCGGCGACTACCAAGCCGGCCAAATCATCGGGCACGTCGCGCCGGGCGACGGCACCATGCTGGGCTGAACGCAATGTCCAACATCACCCGCCCCACCGGGATGGCGCTGCGCGACTGGGCCGATCAGCTCGTGCTCGACCTGGACAACTACGGCGCGTTCGGCAAGTTGATGAACGACGCCGAGTGGCAGGACTGGGCCGTCCAGTTCACCAACAACACCACGCTGGGGCGCAACCTGCCCAACCCGTATGCGTTTTCCGACTGGCGCGACTGGGCCGAGCGGATGGCGCAGCTGCTTTCTTGAACAGGTCAAACATCATGGACATTCGCCAACTCACCGCAGCGCTGAGCCAAGCGCCCGAGTTCCAGCCCGCGCTGCGTGCCGCGGCCGATGAGCTCAGCGATGCCTCCCCGGAGCAAGTCGCCGAGCTCATCAAGCTCATCGAGTTCGCCCTGGAGCGCCCTCAGCAGTACGCCGAGATTCGCGCCGCGGCGGTGCGCGACGACATGGTGGAAGAAGGCGACCTGCCCGAGCAGTTCGACGCGCAAGCGCTGTTGGCCGTCTTGGTGGTGCTTTATCGCTTGAGCGAGGGGGTTGATGGCGCCGAAGTCGCCATGCGTCGTGGTGGGCTGAACCGGGTGCGCACGCTGGCCGGGCGGGGGCGGCTGGGCGACACGATGCTGGCGCACATTTCGCCGGAAGAGGCCGCGTTGCTCAAGGCGCGCGGCGGCGCCGGCACGCTCAACCCCGAAACCGGGTTGCCGCAATACTTCAAGCTCAAGAAGCTCATCGGCGCCATACTGCCCATTGCGCTGAACTTCATCGCCCCGGGCATCGGCACCGCGATCGGCGCCGCGCTTGGCGCCACCGGAACCGCAGCTACCATGATCGGACAGGCCGTCATTGGTGGCGTGAGCGCCGGCATCAGCGGCGGCAACGTGCTGCAGGGCGCGGTGCTCGGCGGCCTGGGCGGCGGGCTGGGTTCCACGGTGGGTGGCGCCGCCAGCGAGGCCTTGGGCCTCGGGCTCGGCCAGACAGGGCAGCAGCTGCTCGGCGGCGCGCTGGTGGGCGGGGCAACCGGGGCATTGACGGGCCAAGGCTTCGGCCGCGGGGCGCTGATGGGTGCCGCGGGGGCAGGGCTGGGCGCGGCGACGCAGGGCGTAGGGTCGGGTGCACTGGGGGCCGGGATTGGTGCCGGTGGCCAAATGGCGGGCAACATGCTCACTGCGGGCTACAAGCCCAAAGAGGCGCTGGCGGGCGGAGCGTTGGCCGGGCTTGCCGCGGGGCTGACCAGCGGGTCGGCTGGCCCGGGCATGCGCGCGCCGAAGCCTTCCGACCTGGCTTTGGAAGGGCTGCGCGCCCCAGCGGATTACGGCCTGACCAGCCCCGTCGGCGCCGAGGTGTCCGACTTGGCGAGCCGGTACGGCGCTGAGCCGGCCGGCCCGGGCGTCAAAATGCCCGGCGCGCAGCAGGCCGTGGGCGAGGGCATGGTCGCCGGGCCGGGCGCCAAACTGCCCGGCACGGTCGGCGACAGCATCGGCCGCGCTCCACCGGCCGGCATGTCTCCGCTCAAGACGCTGGGCACCTTGTCGATGCTCAGCAGCCTCGCCGGCACGCGACCCCCGGAAGTGAACCAGGCGATTCAGACGCTCAACCCGCGGCAGCAGGAGTACTTCAACCGTCCGAGCATTCAGTGGGACTGGGGCAAGATGCAAACCGACGCCAACATGCGCAACATGTCGCTGGCGCAGTTCATGGCGGCGTACTGGCCGCAACTCACTTCCGGCGCGTACAACACAACGCCGGCACCGGCAGCGGCCCCTGCTCCCGCCGCGGCAGCGCCCGTTCCGCCCGCTCAGCCGCCGCTCGATCAGGGCGGAGGGTATGCCCGCGGCGGGTACGCCTACGGCATGGCCGGGGGCGGGTTGAGCGCCATGGCGCGGTTGATGCGCGGGGGCGGCACCGGCCGCGACGACACCATTCCGGCCCGGCTGTCTGACGGCGAGTACGTGATGGACGCCGAGACGGTGGCCATGCTGGGCGACGGCTCCACCAAGGCCGGCGCGCAGAAACTAGACCGGATGCGCGAAGAGCTGCGCCGCCACAAAGGCCGTGCGCTGTCGCGCGGCAAGTTCAGCCCCAATGCGCGCTCGCCGTTGGCCTACCTGAAGGGAGCTTGAGATCATGAGTCTGTTTTCCGGCACGCCGCAAAAAGCGCCTAGCTACACCACCTCCACCACGGAGACGCCGCAGTGGATGCAGGACGCGATCTACAACCAGGTGCAGTGGGCGCAAAACATCGCCAACATGCCGTTCCAGCAGTACCAGCTGCCGCGGGTGGCGGAGCTTTCCCCGCTGCAGCAGCAAGCGTACACCAACTTGCAAGCGAACCAAGGCGCCTGGCAGCCCACGATGCAGACCGCGGCTTACGGGTTGCAGGGGCTCACGGGCGCAGGCACGGCTGGCGGGTTGCAGACGGCGCAAAACCAGCTGATGCGCCAGGACTTGATCAATCAGAACCTGAATGCGGGCCAATCACAGTTCGACCGCGCTTGGCAATTGGACGTGCCTGGTGCCGCGACCAATTATTTTCAGCAGGCGCAAGCCGCCGACCCGACCGCAGCGGCAGCCAAGTACTTGACCGACGCGCAAAACACCGACATCACCAACGCGGGCGCGGGGGCGTTTGTCAGCGCGCTGAACATGTCCCCAACCACAGCAGCCGCGTCTTACCTGACATCGGCCAGCGACAAGATCCTCGGCGGGGCCGGTGACACGACGCAACGCTTGCGCGCTGATCAAGCCACGGCTCTCGGCCAAACCGCGCTCGGCGCCGCGCAGCCCATGCTCGGCCGCTCGGCGCAAGCCACCGAGCAGACCATGGCCGAGCGGGCGCTGGCCGCGGCGCAGCCGTACATGCAGGCCGCGAAAGGCACAGCGGCTGAAGGCGTCACCGGGTACATGAACCCGTACACCGACGCCGTCACCGGGCAGATCGCGCGGCTCGGCGCGCGCAACCTGAGCGAGAACTTGCTGCCCGGGGTGTCTGATGCGTTCATCCGCGCGGGGCAGTTCGGCGGGTCGCGCATGGGGGAGTTTGGTGCGCGCGCCCTGCGCGACACGCAGGAAGCGGTGCTGCGCGAGCAGTCGCAGGCGCTGCAGCAGGGCTACGGCCAAGCGCTGCAAGCCTCCCAGGCCGACCTCGCCCGCCAAGCGCAGCTCGCCGGCACCGCGGGCGGCATCGCCGGGGCCGACCTGTCGCGCATGCTGCAAGGGGCGGGGCAGTTCGGCACACTGGGCCAGGCGGCCGGCCAGTTCGCCGGCCAGCAACAAGCCGCCGCACTCAACGCTGCGCAGGCCTCGGCCGCTCAACAGGCCGCGGACTATCAGCGGAGTTTGGCCGCCGGGCAGGCGCAAGGCCAGCTCGCACAGACGGCGGGCGGCTTGTCTGCTCAACAGATGGCTGCGCTCACCAACGTCGGCCAGGCGCAGGCCTCCGCCGCCGCGCAGCGCGCCAACCTGCTCGCTAACCTGGGCCAGACTGCGGGCCAGCTCACCGGCCAGCGCATGACCGGCATGACCAACCTGGGTCAAGCGGCGGGGCAGCTCACCAGCCAGCAGGCTCAGAACTTGGCCAGCGTCGCGCAAGCCCGCACCCAAGCCGGCCAGGCGCAACAACAGTTCGGGCTCGCCGCCGCGCAGCAACTCGCCGGGCAGCAAGCCGCCGACTACCAGCGCCAGGCCGGCGCGCTGGGCCAGCTGGCCGGGCTCGCGCAGCAGGAGCAAGGCATGCGCACCGCTGACGTGGCCGCGCTGGAGACCGCGGGACTCAGCCAGCAGGCGCAACAACAGCGCCAGCTTGACGCGGCATACCAGCAGTTCATGGAGCAGCAAATGTACCCCCGGCAACAAATGGACTGGCTCAGCACGCAGGTCCGCGGCATGGCGCCCATCACACCGCAAACCACGACGCAGCAGGGCTACACGACACAATTTGCCCCGTCGCCGCTGTCGCAGCTGGCGTCAGGGTTGTTCGCCTACAAGGGCGTCACGGGTTAAGGAGCAAACAGCATGGGATTTGAACTCGACCGGCTGATGCGCCAATACGGCGTGGCCACGCCCACGTTGCCCGCTGAGGCCGCGCCGGAGTACAAAGAAGCGTACCAAAGGCGGCTGGAGCAGACGCCGATGTACCTGCAGCAGCAGTTCCAACCGGGCGAATCCACCGCGCCTCCGGCGGTGACTTTTTCAGGCATGCAACGCGCAGCGCTTGCCCCGGGCGGGATTGGGCAAGACGAGGCTTCGCGCCGCATCCGGGACTGGTTTGCCGCCAACCCGGGCGCTACTGAGGCGCAGATTCGCGCCGCGCAGCAGGAGTGGGGCGTTTCGGACCTCGACATCCGCAACGCGATCGGCGCCTCTCGGCCGCGGGGCTCCATTGCGTACCGCTACGCCACCAGCCCCACCGGCATCGGGTTGTCGGCGATGAACGAGAACATCCGGCGCTACCTGGCTCAGAACCCCAACGCCACGCCCGCCGAGGACGCGGCGGAGCAGGCTCGCTGGGATGTGAGCAACGAAGACATCTACCGCGCCACAGGCAGCTACTGGGGGCGGGCGTTGACACCCGCTTGGGCCGGCGGGCCTGACCCGTTGGATCCTACGAAACCCAGGGTTGGGCCGCCAACGCCGGCACCGACGCCGCGCCCCACGCCGGCACCCACGCCGCGCCCCACGCCGGCACCCACGCCGCGCCCCACGCCTGCGCCGCTGACCGCTAGAGGCGGGCTCACGACCCAAGCTGAGAAGGTGGCCGAGTATGAGCGCCTGCGCTCCGCAGGGCTGACCGACGCCCAGGTGCGCGCGACGGCTGAGCAGGTGTACGGCGTGCAGCCCGACGCTGACTGGGCGTATCTTGTGGGTTTGTCGCGATATGCCGTTTCGTCGCCTACCGCAGCCCCAGCCCCGGTCGACCGCACAACACCGCCCAACGTCAGGCCGCAAGGCGTTACGCCCACCCTTGCGCCCACCGCAGCCCCGGCCCCTGCGCCCGCGCCTACACCGGCGCCGTGGGGAGGGCGGACCTTTGCCGGCCGCACGCTGCCAGACAACTGGGACAATTTGCCTGGCGCGCAAAAGATCAACTTCTTCAACCAGTACGACATAACCCCTGAACAGATTAAGGCGGCTGACCCGAACACCACGGACGCCGACATTCAGTCCTGGCGCACGTACATGGGGTACACGGCAGGGGCACCCGCTGCGCCGGCCCCGGCACCTACTGCGGCTCCCGCCCCAGCGGTAAGCCTGCCGGATTGGGCGATTAACCCCAGCAACCCCGATTTTGTTGGCCCAACACCGCAGGCTGTTGAGACCCTACCGTGGCAGCCGCCCGCGCCGGCCTCCGCGCCTGACCTATACGGCCTTGACACCTACTACACGCCCCCAACGTACCAGCCTCCTGCCCCTGCGCCCGCACCGGCCCCGGAGCGGACGCTGCAAGAGCTGGCTCAAGACTACGGACCTCCGGCTCCGCCGCCCGCACCAGCCCCTGCCCCTGCCCCGGCTCAGCAGTGGGGAGGCCAGACCTTTAGCAACTTTACGCTGCCTTCAAACTGGGACACGCTGTCCGGTGCAAACAAGATTGGCTATTTCAACCAGAACGCCATCACCCCCGAGCTCATCAGGGCGGCGGACCCGAACACCACGGACGCCGACATCCAATCTTGGCGCCAGTACATGGGGTACAATTTTGCCCGCGGCGGCGCGGTGGATGTTCCGCGGTTTCAGTTCGGCGGGCTGAACGAGGTTGACCGAGACAAAGACTTCGCAACTCTGGCCGAGGAATACGGCGCTCAGCCCCCGGCGGAACCTGCCCCGCAGTTGCTGGCGGTGCAACCTCCGGCCGCGCAGCAGCCGATGAACCTGGAGAGCATGCTCGCCAAGTACATGCAGCCCGGCGCCAGCTCGTACGGCGCAGAGCTCGCTGAGGCGCGCGGTCGCGCTCGCGCCGAGACCGAGGCGTTCAACAAGATGCTGCAGGACGCGATCAAGGGCTCGGGCGAAGGCGGCGGACCGTCCAAGTCGGAGATGTACTTCCGGCTCGCCGCTGCGTTTGCCGACCCGGGCAAGACGGGCAGCTTTGGCGAAGGCCTGGGCCGCGCGGCCGGCGCCGTGGCCGAGCAGAAGAAAGCTGAGCGTGAGGCCCGACGCGCAGCGGCTCGCGAGAGCCTGCAGCTCGGGCTCACCGCGCAGCAAGCGCGCATGACCGGCGCCCGCGAGGACGTCAGCTCCCTGCGGCAGCTGGCCGGCGAGGAGATGAAAGACAAGCGCACCGTGACCGCCGAGCTGCTCAAAGAGTGGACCAAGCGCAACGACCCCGTGTCCACCGCGGGCAAGCAAGCGCAGGACGAAGGGCTGAAGCCCGGCACGCCGCAGTTCCAGGCGCGGGTGCGCGAGATCAGCGAGCTGGCGGTCGACAGGGCCAACGCGCAGATTCAGGCCACGGTCGCCGGTATGAGCGTGGCGGCGGCCAACCTGGCGCTGGGGCAGGCCCGGTTCACGCAGCAGCAAACAGAAGCCCGGCGCCTCACCCCGCAAGAGCTCACGCTGAAGACCGACACCGAGAACGCTATCGCGGCGTCAGACTCCGCCATGCGCTCGCTCAAGCAGGCCTACCAGCTCAACCCCAACAGCTTCGACGCGTCGCTGCCCGACCTGGCGCAACGCAAGATCCTAGAGGCCGCGGGCAGCAAGGACACGAAACTCGTCAACACACGGACGATGGAGAACTTGCTGGGTGAGCAGGCCTTGTCGCAGCTCAAGACCACCTTTGGCTCGGCGCCGACCGAGGGCGAGCGCAAGATCTTGATGGACTTGCAAGGCATCGGTGCAAAGAGCAGGGAAGAGCGCGCCATCATCATGCGCAACGCGTACAAGTCGCTGCAGTCTGCCCGTGAGCGGCAGCAGAAACGGCTCAACGAGATCAACCAGGGCCTCTACCGCGAAGTCGGCACGCCCACAGCGGGAGGGCTGGAGTGATGGCGGACGGCGTCAACCCCTACGTCGGCGCAGCGCGCGCCGCCCTGGGCCAGGGCCTCGGCATGGGCTGGGGCGACGAGGCCGAAGCGTGGCTCCGCGCCAAGGCCGGCCAGGGCTCCTACGAGGACAACCTGGCGCGCATCCGCCGTGAGTACGGCCAGTACGCGCAGCAGAGCCCCTTCACCGCCGGTGCGCTGGAGTTCGCCGGGGGCGTGGCGCCCGGCGTAGCGGCGATGTTCATCCCCGGCATGCAGCCTCTGGGCGCAGGCCAGGTGCAGCGCAGCACGCTCGGGGCGCTGGGGCGGCTGGCCGCGGTGGGCTCAGCCACCGGCGCGGTGTCTGGCGCAGGCTCGGCCACCGAGGGCGAGCGGCTGGGTGGCGCGGGCACCGGGGCGCTGATTGGCGGGGTGCTGGGCGGCGCGGTGCCGGTGGGCATGCGCGCGGGCAAGGGTGCGTACGACTTTGCCCGGGAGCGGCTCGCGCCGACCGCGGGCTCAGTGGAGCGCCGGGCGCTGGACAAGCTCAGCCGCGCGGCGGGTGAAGCGCAAATGACGCCGCAGCAAATTGAGCGTGCGCTGCTCACCGACAAGGCGATGGGGGTGCCCTCAGTGGTCGCCAACGTCAACCCCGCGCTGGCCGAGCTGGCCGAGGCGGTGGCCCAGCGGACGGGCCGCGGCGCCCGCAAGATCGAGGAAACGCTCAACCGCCAGAAGGCCGGTTCACGCGAGCGCACCTATCAACAGACGGTGCGGGGCCTGAAGCCCGGCGACTACTACGCCGACGAGGAGCGCATGGTGGGCGCGCTGCGGCAGAAGGCCAACACACTGTACGACGACGCATACGCGGTGGGCGAGGTGCTGGACCCCAAGCTCCAGCTCATCCTGGACGCGCCGGAAGTGAAGGGCGCCTACGACACCGCCCGCAAGATCGCCGAGGCGCAGGCCTCGCTGGCGCGCATCCGCGGCGAAGACCCGGCGCAGTTTGCGCTGCGCGAGATCTACACCCCGGTGACCGACGCCTCGGGCAAGATGGTCGAGCTGAGGCTCACCCACGCGCCGGATGTGCGCACGCTGGACTACATGAAGCGCGCGCTGGACGCCAAGATCTCGGCCGGCTACGCCTCGGAGGACGCCGCCACCCGCGCCAACACCGCCGTGCTCAAGCAGATTCGCAATGAGCTGCGCGACACCTTGAAGGACCGCGTGCCCGAGTACGGGCAGGCGCTGCGCGGCTACGCGGGCGACATGGAGGTAATCGACGCGATGCGCCGCGGCTTCGGCGAGTTCGGCAAGATGGACCACGAACAGGTCATCAAGATGGTGGCCGGCATGAGCCAGTCCGAGAAGGAAGCGTTCCGCACCGGCGTGGCGCGCGACCTGTACGGCAAGCTGATGAACCCGTCCGGCAACTTCAATGCGGCTCAGCGCTTGGTCGGGTCGCCCGAGATGCAAGCCAAGCTGCAGCCGTTGTTCGACAGCCCGGCCGAGTTCGAGCTGTTCCGCGCCGCGCTGACTCGGGAGTCGCAGCTCTTCAACACCGCCAACCGCGTGCTCGGCGGCTCGCAGACCGGCAAGCGGCTGCAAATGCGCGAGGCGTTGGAGGAAGGCCCCGGCATGGGCGAGGCGGTGGCCCAGGCGGTGACGGGCGGGTTCTGGAGCTCGCTCACCGGCATGGCCGCGCGAGCCATCCGTGCGGGCGAAATGTCCGAGCGCACCGCAGCGCGACTGGCCGAGATGCTGATGTCCAAAGACCCCACCGAGGTGGCCGCGGTGGTCAGGGCGTTGGAGCAGCACGCGCAGTCCGCCGCACCCCGGGCGGTGCGCGCCAGCAGGGCCGAGGCCGGCGCGGGCACGGGCACGACGACCGCGATCTTCCCCGCGCCGAGCCCCGGGGGCGCAGCACCCAGCATTGAGAGCGGCGACATTGATGCCGCTCCCCAGGCTCCGGCCGGCCCCGACATTGAAGCCGACATCGCGGCGGAGCTGAAGAAGCGCTAGTGAACTGAGTCTCCCTCGGCGGGCCGCAGTTGCCGATCTCCTGAGCCGCCCGCCCTTCAACCCCGCTGATCGGTCTCCCGGTCGGCGGGGTTATTTTTCGGCTGATCCATGTTGACGGCGTCGCGCATGCGGAGGATGATGCGCAAGTGATGCGCCGCGTCGAGCATGCCGTCCCGCTCGGCACGCTGGATCGCGGCGAGGAGTTCGTCTTGCGACCGACCCCAGTGCAGCCCCGGACCCAATAGCGTCCGTATATAGGCCCAGGGCACAACGATCGCGGGGATTAGAAGCCCGACTCCTGAGCGACCTCTTCGATTGGCGCCTGGTCCTCGTAGCGGACGTTGACGGCGCCCTTGGCGAGGTTGGCGTGGAAAGCCTTGGCCGCGGCGTAGACCTCGTTGCGCGTCACTTGTCCGGCGAGCTCGAACTTGACGCCAAACCACGTGCCCTTGTCGTTGCTCTCCGGGACGGTGGTGACGCGGACGCAGTTGGCGAATGTGGGCGGCGTGAACATCTGCCCCGCGCCGTTCTTGAGCTTCACCGCGGCGAGTGCCGACATGAGCATCTTGGACTTCTTGATCTGGGTGGAGGTGAGCGACAGCAGCGCCTCGGTCCAGCCGCCCGTAGCTTCGTCCAGGATCAGCACGTAGTGGTTGCGCGTGTCGTTGAACCGATCGCTCTTCTCGGGGTTGACGGAGCCGTCGGGCTCAGGCGCGTAGAGCCGCCCATTCAACTCGACGATCTGGCCCTTGGCGCGGGCGTCGGCCACCGCCTCGGGCGTGGACGCGCCCTTGAAGCCGCCGCCGTTGGAGCGGGCGCCCCAGCGCAGGAACTCACGGCGA